ACTTCAAAAGTATTATCTTCAAAATCAGAAGTTGAATATCCTGACCCAGTTGGAACTGTTACAGATGAAAAAGTTACATATCTTCCATTCTGTAAACCATGAGAAGTTTTATTTACGGTGACTGTTGCAGAACCTGTTGTTGCATCAAAGTCAGCTCCAGTAATGGCTGTATCTAATGGAGTAATATCAAAAAAACTATTTTGATCTCCATAGTATAAAAATAAACCTTGAGATGTTCCAATTGCTACATATTTTTCACCAGCTATACTTGTAAAAGTATGTTGTGCCCTTGCCACTCCTGGTAATGTATGATTAGAATCTGTTAATTGCGACCAACCACCTATTTTTTCTGGTAATCCATATCTAAATCTAACAAAATCACCATCAACCCATTGAGATTCACCTCCTGAGTCTGTGATTTGTTTATTAAAACCTGGTTTAAAATTAAGTTTCTGCAGCATAACTAAATAGTTATATCATGCTTTAAAATCAGAAGGAAGTCCTAAATGTGGTCTATTATCAAACTTATTTTTATTTGATCCTTCAGTGGCTTTATTATTATAGTGTAAAAAAACTTGAGCACAGTTATCCCCTTTAAACTCTTCTCTCCAATGTTCTAACTTATCTCCTTTATAAACTAGCATATCACCAGGGTTTAATTTAACTTCTATACCTTTACTTGTAGAAGGAATATATTTACCATTTTTTTCAAAACCATCAGATTCATTTGCTGCAATATAAATAGGCCACTCGTCTCCTCCAAGATTCATCGTAGTAGATATTTCGCAACTAAATCTATCTTTATGTCGATGTAGGATATCTCCTTTTTTATAAATTCTAGCATAAGCATAAGTTTCAATAAGTTTTAGCTCTGTAATTTTTTTCATAACAGGTTTTACTTCTGTAAGTAAAGTTTCCATTGCAACGTCTCCATAATGAGAATAAGTTTCAGGAACTTGTGTATCATTCCATACACCCCAATATGTTGTAAAAGGTGAAATGTATTTTGAATCAAACAAAGTTCTTGCAACTTGTCTTTTTAGTAAAAAATATTTATAAACAAAATTTGCAATTTTAGGGTCAATTGCTTCCTTTATTATTGTAAATCCATTTTGTTTAAAGTTCATTTTTTCCTCGTTTATATTAATTTTACATAATTGTCTTTTACTTTTTTTAAACTTAAATCAAAAGCTATTGTTATTCTCTCTTCTTCAGAATTATGAACACTTGTATAATGAGGTATATTGTTTTGAAATAAAGTTATTTTACCAACTTCATTATTTGAATAATATACTTCAGGGTCATTAATTTGATTTATGGGATTTATATAGTTTGTAGAAGTATCTCTACATTTAACAGAAATATGTCCTCCTAAATATGTATCTGGAGTTGTTAAATGCATATGAGGACTAACTTGTTGACCTTTTGACATTATGTTTACCCAACATTGAGCATAAAGATTTTTTACTAAAGGTTGTTTCATTATATTCAATATCTCGTTATGAAAATTAATTATTTGTTGTTTTATTTTTTTTATTTGTTTATTATCCCATGTTAGTACATTATAGTTTGAATACCTTGCCGTAGTGCTATTTTTTCCAAGGTTGGTATATCCATCAATATTTCCAGATGTTCTTGATAAAGGTAGATCTAAAATATATTCTTTTTTACTTAAAATAAAATTAGTTAAATTTTCAAAGTCTATATTTTCTAAAAAAGATTCAAATATAAAATAACTCCACTCAGGTGCAAAAAAAGTTCGTTTAGGTTCACTTTTAAAATTAAATATATTTATCTTCATTATTTAAATGGTCTCCCTAAATTCCATATTACTAATGAGTATCTAGTTCCTTCCGTAACTGGTTTTACCCTATGCCAAACAAAACTTGGAAAAACAACTATACTTCCTCTTGGTAATATTTGTGTACATTCTGCTGTAGCGTTAGCATTATCAAAATTATTTCTAAAACTAAATTCCAATTCCCCACCTTTATAGTCTTTTTGATTAGACAATGAACATGTTACAGATAACTTTCTTATTTTACCATAAAGATTTAAATCTTTTGAATTATCGTAAGGTTCTTCGTAACTATCACAATGCCAATCATAATGTTGATTAAGTTTATATTTTGTAAATTGACATGCCTCTGAAAAATCCCATTCAAAGTTCCACCCTGCGTTTTTATTTGCTGTATGTATATATGGATGTATTTCTTTATAGATCCATCGTTCCGATAACCACACTATATTAGAATCTCTTTTTCTTTTTAAATCTAAAAGTTCTTCTTTATTTAAATCTGCATTTATTTTAATATTATTTTGTATAGCTAATTCTTCATCAGATAAATGTTGATTCTCTGGTGTTCTTTTAATATGTTTTATTTTTTCTTTAATTTTTTGTTGAGTTCCAGTTAAAGCTAAAAGTTCTTTTTGTTGATTACCATATTTAATAACTTCATCACAAAATCTAGGAGTTAAAGCAGAAGTAAAGTACCAAAAGTTATTTTTTAAATTCATAAATTTCTTATGGTATAAAAATACTTTTTAATAAAAGTAAGTCAATAGATAGAAAAAAAAATATTAATTACCTGTTGCAATCCAACTTGATAAATCAGGATCCCATGCGAATTCATTTGAAGGATCTGAATTATCATAACCAAGCCATCTTAAATTATCTTCGTCCCATGTAATTCTATAATAAGCACCGTCACCGTATGTTATAATTGATGGATATGCTACTGGAGCTTCGTAAGAAGCTGTTGTTAAATTTAACGTCCATGAATTATAGGGTTGTGGTGAATAAAAAATATCATTAATTGGATCATAGGTAAAACCAACACCTGCATAGTTTCCTCTAAATGGAGTTCCTCCATTTAAGTGTTTATTTTCCCGTGTATTATAGGAAGTTCTTTTCCAATAAGTGTCTGAAATATTAGAATAATCTATAAATGGATCTTTTGGATGATTATCTTTTACCCATTGCTCTAGTTCAATAGAATTTTCTCCTCCATGATCAATAGCTTGTTGTTCACCTATAACAATAACTCTTAATACTTTATTATTATCAGAATTAATTTCTGCAAAATGAGCCATAATTAATCACCTTTCCAATCTCCTGTTTTTCTATAACCATATACTTCTTGTATGTTCCAAACTCCAGGAGCACTAAAAACTGCAGGTTGTGAAATAGCAGGTTCTTTTACTAACACATATCCAGATCCACCAGCTCCACCACTTGTAGAAGTTCCAAAATGTCCTCCACCACCAGAGCCTGAGTTTGTGTCTCCAGATGGAGCAATTAATCCACCAGGTCCATTTACTCCTGATCCACCTCCACCAGTTCCACCAGTTCCACCAGAGGCTGCTGTTGAGGCACCTCCTCCGCCTCCCGCAAAGTAAGCATTAGTTGGTCCAGGGCTTTTTGCTGGATAGTAGGGTTGTGGTGCTGCTCCAAAATAAGGTGCTGTATTAGTTCCTGCCCCACCAGGTCCACCTGTTCCTGGCCAAGATCCTCCTACTGATCCTGATCCTGAAGATCCTCCACCTCCGCCTCCAGAGTATGAACTTGCAGGTCCACCAGGATTTCCTTCTGGAGGTGAGTATCCTCCTGCGTTTCCAGATCCACCTACACCTGAACCTCCACCAGGTGTGTTTACCCAAGTTCCTGCTCCTGATCCTCCAGGAACAGTAGCACCACCTGAGTTTAACATTCCACCTCCACCTGTTGAAGATATAGGAACACTTGATCCAAATGTAGAATTTGATCCAGATTGAGGAAGACTAGCAGCAGTCCCAGGACCTCCAGCTCCAATTGTAACTGGAATTGATGATGAGGGAACAGGATGGTTTTCTAAAATTCTTAATCCACCTGCTCCACCTCCTGCAACTTGTCCACCTCCTCCACCAGCAATAACCATAACTGTAACTTGAGTTGTATAAGTCCCAACTGTAAAAGCAGGGTTAGGTGATGTAAAACCTGTAATAGTTTCAGGTTGATTAATTTCGGGTGTGTTAACAGGATCTTGTTCTGGTCCTATGATTCCGCCATTCGACATAGCTATAGTACCTCCCTATTAAGATAATTCTTCGTAATTTATTGTAATAGTTAAATCACTGTTTGCTGAAGCTCCCGCTTCAATGTTGTCGCCTTCTTCTAAATAAAGTGCTGTGTTTTTGTCACAAACAACTAAAGTTGCATCGGCAGGTACAGCGATTGTACTTGCTATTTTAATTGGTGACCCACCACTTTTAGTGATTGCTACTGTAGCATCTGCAGAATTACTTCCATCAATGTTTGCTATAATAATGCTATTTACTTTAAACACTTTTCCTGAAGCTGCAGAGTTTAATAAAATTTGAGTTGTTAATGTTGTAGTTAATGTTGCTTGTACAGACTTAGCTGTAATTGTAGAAACATTTACTAGATTTGGTGCTGCCATTTTTTATCTCCTATATTCATATTATTAACCTAAAATAAATGCCATTGCAACAGCTTTATTACTGAAACTTAAATTACCAGAGCCGTCTGTTACCATAGCTTGTCCATTTATACCAGTAGATGTTGGTAAAGTAAATTGATTAATTGTGTTAATATTGGCATTTAAATCAACTATATTTGTACCATCTGAGTATAAAAGTTTGGTTCCTTTATCAGTAGTAGACCAAGTGGCTCCTGTTCCAGAGCTTGTTTTAAAGGTCACTGTAAAGGCTCCTGTAGTTGCATTTTCTACAGTATATGTTTTTTCAATTCCATCTGGAATTACTACATTCACGTTAGATGTAATAGTCCCTGTTAATTTTAAAACTTGATTTTTACCATTTGATAGTACCCCATTTGAAAATGTTAGTGTTGCTCCTGTCGTTGCATTTAAAGCAACTGCATCATAACCACCAATTGCTTGCTCTAGAATAAGTAAATTTGTATTAGTAATTTGTCCCCAAGTTCCTGAATTTTCTCCAGTCGCTTGTACAGTTAATTTTAAATTTGCCGAAGTAGTATTAGCCATATTTTATATTCCTTAAATTATATTATAATATTTCATTTATGCAGCAGTGTCAACTTCCGTCCATGGTTGAATTGTTCCTGTATTTACTTCACTCCATATTACATTTTTGACACTTCCTAACGATGTTGACATTAAAATTCCAGTTGGTCTAGCTATAGAATCCGTTGCAGTAGCCGTTCCCTCTTGCATGATTATTTCTTGACCAGAAGGACTTGCAATAGTATTTGCATCTAAAGTAGCTGTCCCAATGTTTGCAGAAAAACCAATACCAGTCAATTCAGCACTTGCATCATCTGCGGTTGCTTGACCAGGTTGCATAGCCATTTCTATGCCAGAAGGACTTGCAATAGTATTTGCATCTAAAGTAGCTATGCCTAAATTAGATATTAAAGCTTGACCAGTTGTTTCAGCGGTAGCATCATCCGCTTCAGCTTGACCTTCTTGAACAGTTATTTCTTGACCTGTAACACCAGTGTTAGCATCAGCTGTAACTGATAAAGTGCCTAATGACATAGGTAAAGGGAATGTTCCAACAATTCCACCTGTTGTAGCCTCTACTTCAACAGGAATATTAAATGTAGCCGGACTTAATGTTGCAAAAGGTGCTTCACCAAAAGCTGTTAGGGTATCATGTGTAGAATTAGCTACGTTAAAAGTTAAATCAAAACCTGTTACGTCAATTTCTTGGTTTGAAGATTGATCAAGTGTCCCTTCTGCTACAGTTAAAGCTTGACCAGTTGGTTCTACAACTACCAATGAAAAACCAGTTAGATTTCCTTCTGTTGTGGTTAAATCTTGACCTGTTACAGAAACATCTACATCTATATTAATAATACCTGAATTTTCTTGAGCTGTTAATTCAATACCTGATGGATATGCAATTACATCTGAAGCTTCTGCACCGAAAGGTGCCTCTGTATATGCGGTTATTCCTAGGGCCATGGATTAGGCTCCTGTTTTTTGTTCTTCTTTTTTTTCTGTAGGTAATTCTTTTTTTAATAATTCAGAATAATGTGCTTGTAATACTGTTAAATCATTTAACTGCATTGAAATTTGTTGTTTTTGAACACCAATATTTTGTAATTTATCTACACAAAGTTTTCCTTGTGGAGATAAGTT